GGGCTGACCCTCGAGGCGGACTTCGGCCTGGACGTCAACAACAACGTCACGGCGGGCGTGCTGTGGAGCGACGCGACCAACGCGACGCCCCTTCAGAACCTGCGCACGTGGATGCAGTACTACGCCATCCTCAACGGGACACGGCCGGGCTACATGGTCTGCGGCGAGGACGTGATCTCCGCCCTGGAGACGTCCAACGAGGTCCGCCAGGCCGTGAGCTACGGCGGGAACATCCTCAAGCCGTTCGCGACCGACACGGAGTTGGCCGGCATCATGTCGACCAACCGATTCCCGCAGATCGTGCCGTACGACACGCAGATCGAGGTCGAGGGCGTCAACACGCGGGTCATCCCCGCGAACAAGGTCATCTTCCTGCCGCCGAACCCGTCCGACCTGGGCTTCACCGCCTGGGGCATCACCGCCGAGGCCTTGGCTTTGATGGGCAGCAGCAACCCGCAGCTGACCTTCCAGCAGGCGCCCGGCATCGTCGCGGTCACCACGCGGGAGGGCGACCCGCCGCGCGTCTGGTCCAAGGCCGGCGCGACGCTCATGCCGCTGATCAAGAACATCCGCATGCTCATGGTCGCCACCGTTCTGGCCTGAGCCGACGGCTGACCAGCGGGAAGGAAACGAGGCAACCATGAGCGAGGCGAGACTCGCAACCACGGTGTTCGACAACAACGGCCGCATCTACACGGCGGGCTCCACCGCCGCGCAGATCGGCCCGGCGGCCGCCGGGATCGGCGCTCACGCGTGGGTCGACGGCATCCGTCCGGAACCCGAGCCGGTCGAGCAGCAGGACCCGCCGCCGCCGGAGCAGCCGCCAGACGGGGACGGCGCAGCGACGCCGCCCGCCGCCCTACCGGAGGACGGCGAACAGGCCGGGGACGGGGCGGAGGCCGTCGCCGACCGTGAAGCGCCGGCCGCCCGCCGCGGCCGGCGCGGCGGCGGCGCGTAAGCGCCCAATCCGCCGGGGGGAATGGCCCGCGCGTCACCGCCATGACGCGCGGGCCGTCCGTGTCCCCCCGCAGATCATCCAGCCCCTGCGCGCTGCGCGCTGTCCGCTGAACGCCTGACCACGAAGGGCTTATCCATGCACCTGATTTCCCCGGCGGACGAGCGCCTCGACGCGCTTCACGCCGCCCACGACGCCGCCCGCGCGCTGATCCCCGACGGGGTCGGCCTGGTCGGCTACGGCATCGCCGAACTGTTCGACGGCGACGGCCGGCTCAAGCAGCTGGTCCCGTTCCACAACTTGATCACCGACGCGGGTGACCTCTACGTCGCCGGGAAGATCATCGCCGCGATCGCGCCCGCGTCGGCCAGCGCGCCGACCGCCGCGAACGGGATGAAGCTCGGCACCGCTAGCACCGCGGCGGGCAAGACCTCCACCGGCGCGGCGTCGCTCGCCGCATCGTCGGACTACATCTCCGGCTCGAACGCGGCCTTCGACTCGTCGTACCCGCAGACGGCCAACCTCGGCGCGGGTCTCGGCGTGAACAGCGTCCACAAGACGACGTGGGCGGCCGGCACGGCGACCAACTCCACCATCAACTCGGTGGTCATCGTCAACGACCAGGCCACGAACGCGACGACCACGACCGCCAACACCTACAGCCGCGCGGTATTGACGACCGTGAATAAGACCAGCTCAGACAGCCTGGCCGTAACTTGGAACTGGAAGTCGCTCGGTACTTAGAGATCAACATCGCTGACACAAGATGTCGAGCGCAGGGCAAGGCGTGCTGGAGCAGTACTTCGGTCTGTTCGAACGGCGACCCGTCAAGGCCCGTGGCCTCTGTGCAACCTAGGGATGGGTCAGTTCGCCGACGACCCCGACCTGCTCGAAGCAGCCGCTCGATACCTGCGAGTTGGCGGCGTCGTACATGACGAAGAACTACGGGTAACGGTGGACAGCCACCGAGTCCGCCGCACCGCGATACGCGATGCCGAGCGGGCGCGGGTCATAGAGGAGTGACATGAGCCACGACAGCGCAGGCCTCACCGACGAGGTGTTCGCCGAACTCAACCCGGCCGGCCCCGAGCCGGACTACGGGCCGCAGCCGGACCCGATCCCGGCCCGGCCGTCCGACGGCGCGGGCATCGAGAAGTGGGTCGACTACGTGGTGGCGCTCGGCGCCGACCGGACCTTCGTCACCGAGACGACCGTGCACCGGGTCGACCCGATCGACGCCGTGGAGGCCCCGGCCCTCAAACGCGCCCAGCTGATCGAGCTGGCCGACCGGCTCGGCGGCTGACCGCAGACCCCGGCAGGGTGGGAGGGGTGAATGGCGACCTGGCGCGACTTCTTCCACGAACCGGACCCCGATCCGGGCCTCGAGCCGCCGGGCGATCCGAACCTTCGGATGCTGCTGGCGACCTGCTGGACGATCCTGGCGCTGCTCGCCTACTCGATCGCCGGCGGTGTGCCGGGTGACTGGCATGTGGCGGTGGCCGTCGGGAAGTCCGGGCTGAGCATGGAGGCCGGGCGGCGGGCCATTCAGGTGCGGGTGGGGCGGATCCCGACGTGGCCGGACGCGTCCACGACGGGGGTGCCGGCCGGGACGACGCTCACCACGTATACCGGGCCGTGCCTGATCACCACCAACAACATGGTGATCGACTCGAAGACCGTGAACTGCGCCCCGGACGGGCTGACGGTGCACGCGTCCAACCTGGTGATCCGCAACAGCATGATGACCGGGTTGATCCGGCTGGACACCGACCTGTCCGGCGCCGGGGCGTGGTCGTTCTCGGTGACCGACTCGGAGGTCGACGCGACCGAGGTGCAGCTCGCCGCGATCTGCTGCGGCAACCTGACCCTGACCCGGGTCAACGTGCACGGCGGTGTCACCGCGGTGCAGTGCGAGGCGTCCGGGCCGACCTCCGGCGGTGACCTGACCCCGGACTGCATCATCCGGGACTCCTACCTGCACGACCAGGGCATCCCGGTCGATGCGCAATGGCACCTCGGAGGATTTCTGACCGAGGGCGGCGACAATCACGTGGTCCTCGACCACAATTACGTGATTTGTGATGCGCCCGTTTATCCGCCGGACGGTGGCTGCACAGGGGACATCAACCTGCTCGGCCATTTCGGAATCATTCACGACATCACCGTCAACAACAACAAGCTTGGTGCCACCCCGAACTTGAGTTATTGCACGTTTGGCGGTAGCGGTTTGGCGGGATTTGGCCCGGAAAACCACGACATCGTTTACACGAGCAATGTTTTCGAGCGTGGTACTACCGGGATTTGCGGCCAGTACGGGCCGGTCACGGACTTCGACCAGTACAGGCCCGGGAACGTGTGGACGAACAACCGATACGACGACGGCACCCCGATTCCCCCGCCTTTCTGAGGAGGTGCCATGTCGCAGCTCGCCGACGTCCCCATGCTCGTTTCCGATTTCGGGACGAACCCGGTGGTGACCCCGACGTTCACTCCCGGCGACGGGGAGGTCATCGTCGTCTGCGGGGCCTGCTCCGACGGCACCGTCAGCATGGGCACCCCGACCGGCGGCAGCCTGAGCTTCGGTCCGGCGAAGGCCTCGAAGGTGCCCGGCGGGTTCGCCGGCTCCGTCGTCATCTACGCGGTGCAGGTGGGCACCTCCCCTGGCCCGATGACGATCACGTCCACGCCGAGCGGCACCGGCGCCCCCCATTCGATCGCCGTGTCGCGCTGGTTGAACGCGGCGCTGGCGACCACGCCGGTGTCCGGGACCGCGCAGGGGTTCTCCGGCGCCCCGAGCGCGTCGCTGACGACGACCGGGGCGAAGTCGATGCTGGTGTGGGCATCCTCCGACGTGCAGTCGACCGACCCGGCGACCCGGGCCTATCTGGGCTCGGCGACCGAGGACGGCATCTACAACGGGTCCGGCGGGTCCAACGGCGTCCACTACTACGCCCACCAGCTGGTCAACACGGCCGGGGCCGCGACGTTCGGCCTGTCGGCGCCGACCCCGCAGCAGTGGGTCATCGCCGGTATCGAGCTGCTGGACGTGCCGGTCGAGTGGAGTTTCGGCTACGACATCCGGATCGGCTGAGCCACGGCCATGTGCCCCCACGGGAAGCGGGGTGACCCGTGACGATTGCCATTCGCGGCACAACACCCCTGGTCGTCACTGACGGCACCGGGGCGGCCACGATCTCGGGGACGCTGACCGGCGCTCGGCAGCCGCAGTCCGGCGACGTGCTGATCATCTTTCACGGGAACAATTACTTCACCCTGTCGGCCATGTCGACGCCGACGGTCGGCGGATCCTCGACGGGCGTGACCTCGCTCGCGACCGCCGACAACGGCACCAGCAACGCGCACACGAAGGCGTGGTACTACAAGGTCACCTCGACCGGTGACGTGACCGTAGCCGCCAGCGAGACGGGCCTGGCGGACGAGGAGAAATGCCTGGCCGTCTACGTCCTGTCGGGCGTGGATACCGCGGTCACCGACGGCACACCAGCCGGCGCCAACGGGGCCACGACGACCAGCCCGACCGCGCCGGCGGTCACCACCACGCAGACCGACTCCTTCCTGATCTGCCACACCAACTCCGGTGGCAGCAACAGCGCCGGCACGTACACGCCGCCGTCCGGCATGACCGAGCAGTACGACACGGCCGTCAGCGGCGCGCTGTCCTGCTCGGGTGCGACATTGCAGCTGTCCGCGTCCGGGTCCACCGGGACGAAAGCGTTCACCAGCCAGTTCTCGCAGCCCTACACGGCGATCACCGTCGCGATCAAGACCGCGGCGTCCGGTTCCAACTTCACCGCGACGGTGAACGACTCGGCCGGCCTGACCGACACGGCTACGGCGGCGTCCGGGTTCACCCGCACGACCACCGACACGGCCGGGCTCACCGACACGGCTACGGCGGCGTCCGGGTTCACCCGCACGACCACCGACACGGCCGGGCTCACCGACACGGCGACAGCCGGCATCGGCTACGGGCAGACGGTCACCGACTCGGCGGGGCTGGGCGACGCGGCCACCACCGTGGCCGCGTTCGCGCGCACGGTCGACGACCCGGTGGGGCTGGTCGACACCGCCGCCACGGCGGCCGCGTTCGCGCGCACGGTCGACGACCAGGTCGGGCTCACCGACACGGCGGCGGCCGGCATCGGCTACGGCCAGGCGATCACCGACTCGGCCGGGCTCACCGACACGACCACGCTCGGGTTCGGGCATATCGTCGACGACTCCGCCGGGCTCACCGACGCGACCAGCACGGCTGCCGCGTTCGCGCGCACCGTCGACGACCAGGTCGGGCTGGTCGACACCGCCAGCACGGCGGCCGCGTTCGCGCGGACCGTCGACGACCAGGTCGGCCTGGTCGATTCTGCGGCCACGGCGATCGCGTCCGGGTACACCGCGACCGTCTCCGACCAGGTCGGGCTCACCGATGCTGCCAGCACGGCGGCCGTGTTCGCGCGGTCCGTCGACGACCAGGTCGGCCTGACCGACGCGGCCACGGCCGCCACCGCGTTCGCGCGCACGGCCACCGACACGGTCGGGCTCACCGACACCGCCGCCACGGCGGCCGGGTTCGCGCGCACGGTCGACGACCAGGTCGGGTTGGTCGACGCGGCGGCCACGGCGATCGCGTCCGGGTACACCGCGACCGTCACCGACCAGGTCGGGCTCACCGACACCGCCAGCACGGCGGCCGGGTTCGTGCGCGCGGTCGATGATGCGGTCGGGCTGGTCGATGACGCCTCGACGAGCCTGAACGCCGGCGGGTCCGCGTTCGCGAGGTCCGTCGACGACCAGGTCGGCCTATCGGATGCCGGCCAGGCCCGGACGGTGACGGCGGCCCGAACCGACCTGGTCGGGCTCACCGACACGGTGACCACCGGCCTCGGGCTCGGCCGGGCGGTCACGGACGCGGTCGGGCTGACCGACTCGGTGAGCACCCAGCTGACCGGCGGCACCGCGCACACCCGCACCGTCACCGACACGGCCGGGATCACCGACGCCGGCATCAGCCAGGGCCGCACGGCGACGCGCACCGACAGCGTGGGCCTGACCGACACGGTGATCGCCGGGCTCTGGTACGGGCAGGCCGTCACGGACACGGTCGGGCTCACCGACTCAGTGACCACCCAGTTGACCGGCGGCACCGCGCACACCCGCACCCTCACCGACACCGCCGGGATCACCGACGCCGGCGTCACGCAGGGCCGGTCGGCGACACGCACCGACAGCGTGGGCCTGACCGACTCGGTGGTTGTGGACCTGGTCGCCGGGTCGGTCATCGCCCGGACGGTCACCGACTCGGCCGGGCTCACCGACGCGGGTGTCCTCCAGTCCCGGTCGGCGACGCGCACCGACGACGTGGGCCTGACCGACTCGGTGATCGCCGAGCTGAGCACCTCGGCGCACCAGCGCACGATCACCGACAACGTGGGCCTGACCGACCTCGCCGATGAGCAGGCGTTCGACGTCGGGTACTTCCTGGACGACCTGGTCGGGCTGACCGACTCGGTCAGCGCGGTCCTGACGCCGGCCGGCGGCGGGATCGCGTACACGCGGTCGATCACCGACCCGGTCGGCCTGGCCGACTCGGTGACCGCGGTCCTGACCCCGGTGATCGGCCGGACGGTCGCCGACCTGGTCGGGCTCACCGACTCGGTCAGCGTGGTGCTGTCCCCGGTCACGTTCCGGGTCGTCACCGACGATGCCGGCCTGACCGACTCGGTCACCGCGGTCCTGACCGCGATGCAAATCGCCTACCCGCACCGGGTGATCCGGACCGGCCGCAGCGACGCCGTGGTCCGGACCAGCGGGAACACATCGCAGGTCACGGCCAGCAGCAGCGGCCCGACAGTCAGGAGGACCGTGTGAGCGCAGTCGTGGACCTGGGAGAGGCCTTCGAGCTGACCTTCAGCGGACAGCCGGGGCAGGTGGTGACCACCAGCTTCCTCGACCCCTACCAGGGCGCGGTGATCGACGGTGAGGTGGTGCCGGAGTCGGGCACCACGCCGGGAAACTACCCGTACGTGTACACGCCGTCGGGCAGCGCCGGCATGTGGACGGTCGTGTTCACCGCGCCGGGCCAGCCGGAAACCTACTACGTGCGGGCGCGGGCGCTGCTCGGGCCGCTGCCGCTGGCCGCCGTCGGGGACGTGTCCGCGCAGTACGGGACGCTGACCGCCGCGCAGGAAGGCCTCACCGGGCACCTGGTGCGGGCCGGCTCGGAGCTGCTGCGGCTACGCGCCCGGCAGGCCGGCATGGACGTCGACGCCGACGTGGCCGCCGGGCGGATCTCCGCCGAGGTGGCCGCGCTGACCGTCGCGAACATGGTGCTGCGTGTGCTGAGGAACCCCAACGGGTTGCGCGCGGAGACGGTCGGCCCGTTCTCGCGGACCTTCGACACGACCGCGGCCGCCGGGCTGCTGGTGGTCACCGACTACGACCTGGCCGCGGTCACCGCGGCGCCGGTCGTGCCCGACGGCATCGCCGGGCTGGGCATCGGCACGATCCGGGTCGTTCCTGGCCTGGCGCCGCCGGTGTGCCGGGCGCGTCGGGGCTGGGGGGATCGTGGCTGGTACTGAAACGGTCGTTGTGGTCCGGCAGCCCAAACGCGACGGGTTCGGCAACATCCCCGCCGGGGCGACCCAGCGGTGGCCGGTCGGCGGCTGGCAGTTCGCGCCCGGCCCGTCGGCGGAGATGGGGTTGGGCAGCGGCCAGGTCGACACCGACGGCACCCTCTACGGGCCGCCGGTCACCGAGGTCGACCAGATCGTCGACGGCGGAATCCAGCCGACCGACCTGATCGAGGTACGCGGCGACCAGTACCAGGTCGTCGGCCGGGTGCAGGACTGGGGACCGTCCGGCTGTGTCGTGGTCCTCAAGCTCGTGACCGGCTGAACGGAGGTGATCGCCGGTGGCGCGGATCTACAGCGGGCCCACCGAGCTACGCACCAACCGGACCGTCGTCTACGCCTCGCCGACGCTGATCTGCGAGTTCGCGCTGAACCGGGCCGGCATCGCGAAGATCGCCGTCAGCGAGCCGGTCAAGGCCGCGGTGCACTCGCTGGTCGTGCAGCGGGCGATGCCGTACGCGATCCAGATCTCCCCGGTCCGCACCTACGACTACGTGTCGTCGTTCAGCGCCGTCGACACCTACGCGGTGATCGCCGGGATGCGGCGGGCCGCGTGCAAGCTGCTGAACTCCTCCGGGCACGCGGCCGCCGTCGAATGGGGCCGCGGCGGCAAACAGCGGATCCTCGGCCGGACACTCGACTTCCTCAACGGCACCTCCCCGCTCGGGCTGGCCCGCGCCGCCGCCAAAACGAAACGGACGCCGTTCAACCCGAACCTGCACCCGCGCGGCGCGCGCGGCCGGTTCGTCGCGACCGGCACCGGGCTGCGCAAGCGGGCGCAACGGGCCGCGCAGATCCGCAACGGCGCGTAGCGGCTGAGGGGAGGCTGCGGTGACCGACCCGGTGCGTGACTTCCCGAACATCGAGCGGCTTCTCGCCGGCGTCTTCGCGTCGCAGCTGGGCGGCGCCGACCACGTCGGCTCCGAGACCCCCGAAGACCTGGAAACGCACCTGCCGTTCCTGCGGATCGTGCGGACCGGCGGCCCGCGCACGCACCTGATCGACTTCCCCATCGTCGACCTGGCCTACCTCGCCGCCGACGAACTCACCGGCGCTCCCAGCGCGTCAGCGGTGGCGAACCTGCTGCTCGGGAAACCACCACCGCACCCGTCGATCGACCTGGTCGGCTGCGACCTGATGTTCCGCGAGTTGCCGTGGGGCGACTCGGACTCGGTACGCCACTGGGGCGCGACGTTCTTCCTCGAGACCCGCATGGTCCGCGTCGCCTGACCCCTCCCTTTGAAGTCCCCAGGCCCGGCCTGGCGGAGGCCCACCCGCCTTCCCAATCGCCCCGCCTGGACGGGGCAACACCCTGCCTCGACCTTGAAAGGGGCGAGTCACCATGGCTGGCACTTACGCCGACATTCGAGACAAGAAGAACGAACTCATCCGGCGGGCCAAAGACGGGAGCATCTTCGTCGCCGAGATGGACGTCACCCCGCCGACGGCGCTGACGTCGTCCAGCTCGGCGACGCTGCTGACGCTGGACCCGGCGGACTGGACCGACGTCGGCTGGTTCTCCACCGACGGCGTCACCTACGACCGATCCACCGACAAGGTCGAGACGTCCTCGTTCGGCTCGACCGAGACCACCCGGTCGGACGTCACCAAGGACGCGATCAGCATGACCTGCACCGCCCAAGAAACGAAAGCCTTGACCTTGGGCTTGACCACTGGCGCCGACATCACCGCAATCAAGGCCAACGCCACCACCGGTGAGGTCCAGGTCGCCAAGCCCACCACCCCGAAACTGCGCTACTACCGCGTGCTCGGGATTTTCCTGGACCACGACGACAACGGCGCGGAGATCTACTTCGGCCGGCTGATGCCCCGCGCCCAGGTCGCGGATTTCGGTTCCCAAGGGTACAACGAGGACGAGACGGGCATTTCATATCCAATGACGTGGATGGGGAAAGAGGATAGCACATTGGGGTATTCCCATAAATGGTTCTGGGGTGGACCCGGCTGGAAGGCGCTTCTGACCGATATGTCCATTCCGAACCTGCCCTGATCCTCCGACGATCACCGAGCGCGGGCGCCCCCAGACCGGTGGCGGGCCGCGCTTTCGCATGCCGGGGCCGGGGCCGGTGTTCCGGGTGGGCGCGCCGCGCCCCGGCCCCCTGCCACAGTTCACACCCGCACGCCCACCCACCTGTACGGAAGGCAGACCCGATGGCCGGCAGCACCAACAACAAGAAGAAGGACTACCCGCCCCGCACCTTCGTCAAGGAGCAGAAGGACGGTCCGCCGCTCACCCGCACCGTCACCACCCCGGCCACCGAAGTCGCGGCCACCTACGACGGCTTCACCGAGCAGCCCGCCGTCAAGGCGTCCGGCGGCAGCAGCGGCGGCGGGTCCAACACCGGCAAGCAGGCCAGCTCGGCGAGCTGACCCAACCCATCCAAGACGAGGAGCCCACCCGCTCATGACCGACACCAACGAACAGATCACCACCGAGCAGGTCGAGGAGGAGGTCACCGACGAGGAAACCTACACCCCGCCCTTCCTGCGGATCACCAGCACGTACACCGGCGCCGACGACCGCGTCGAGACGCTCTACGTCGAGCTGAACCTGCGCGACGACGAGGCCGTCGGCGAGTACAACCCCAGCAGCCCCGCCGACTCCACGGCGGCGCGGTCGTGGGTGCTCGACCTGGTCGCCACCACCATCCGTGAGATGCACCGCGCCGCCCAGGCCGTCACCTACCACCTCGACTTCCGGGACACCACCATCGACCCGGAACGGCTGCGGCAGATCGTGCGAGAGGCGGAGACGGCCGGGCACACCGGCAGCGACCGGTGGACCGGCGGCGACCGGAAGGACGCGAACTGATGACCACGACCACCACGCGGCGCCGGCCGGCGAAGGCCACCGCGGCGAAGAAGACCGCAGCGAAGCAGATCGTCCGCAAGGCCGGGCCGGGCGTCGTACTCGACCTGGACTCGCTGACCAAGGCCCAGGCCATGCCGGGCGCGAAACTGCCCACGAGGCCGTTCACGTTCCTGCTCAACGGCGTCACATACGAGTTGCAAGATCCGCGCGACACCGATTGGAAACAAGCGCTCGAACTGTCGGCCAACCCCTTCCTGCTGATGCGGACATGCCTGGTCGACGCCGACGAGCCGATCGACGACCCGACCGAGTTCGAGATCCAGCTGTGCCGCGAGCGCAACGGCCTGACCCCAGAGCCGGCCGCCCCCGGCACCCCTGAGGCGGAGCATGAGGCTGCCATGTGGCCCGATGGCCCACCGCCGCCGTGCGTAATCGACCGGTGGACCGGCACGGACATGCCCGGCTGGAAGCTGAACGCGCTGTTCGGCCGCTGGCACGAGCACTACAAGATTGACCTGTCGGAGGGCAAGGGCGTCCTCGCCGCCCTCCTCGGCAAAGACACGTAGCCGGGGCGCGTGATGACCACGCGGCCGGCCGGGGTGCTCGACGAGCTCGACGGTGAACGGCCCGACCAGCCGTTCACCGTGCTGGCCGGCGGCCGGGTCGTGGCGTTCGCGCCGGCCGCCGGGCCCGCGTGGATCGACCTGCTGGAGGCGTTGGGCTGGCCGCCGAGCTTCATGAAGTGGTTCGGCCCCACCGCCCGGGCGGACGTCGACGTGATCGAGCGTCTTTCGGTCAGCCAGATGCGGGAGTTGCTCCGGGCGTGGCGGGTGCACCACGGGCTGTGCCACGACGACCGTGAGCACCTGCGGCTGGCGTCGATGCTGTCGAAGAAGGAGTACCGGGCCGCCGCCGAGCAGGACCTGTGGGAGGTCCACCACCTGGACCTGACCGCCGAGTGGCAGAGCCGCCGATGGCGGCGGCTGCTGAACCTGCTCGACGGGCTGCGGCGCAACTCGCACGTGAGCGAGGCCTTCGCCATGGACGAGGAACTGGCGGAGATCTACCTCGAGCACGAGCACGACGGCCGCGGCCAGCGGTCGGAGAACAGCCGCAAGTACAGCGAGTACACCGCCGAGGTCGAGTTGCTGTCGTATGCGGTCGACCGGCTCGGTGAGCTGATCGTCGCGCAGGCGATGGGCCGCGGTGCTCGCCGGCGGAAGGTCGAGCCGATGCCGCGGCCGCAGACCGCGCTGCACCGGGTGCGTCAGCGGCGGGCGCGCAGCAAGCACCAGTACACGGTCGCCCGGGTGTTCGGGTACGTCGACGAGAACGGCCAGCCGACCGGTAGAGCACCCGGCGACGTGCCGCAGAAGTAAGCGCTTAGGCCACCTGTTCGATACCTAGTAAGATTGGCACGAAGAAGCCCGGGATACGGTGTGCAACCACCTAGCCCGGGCCCTCCGTGCCGAACCAATGGGAGTTCGACCGTGGCACAGGCTACCCTCCTGCCCCGACCATGCGAAGGCTGCGGCCAGCCGCTACCTTCAGACGCTCACCGCAGCCGGAAACGCCACCCGGAATGCGCGTACGCCAAAGCCCTCGCCGATAGCCGCGCCCAGACCAGCCGCCTCACGCAGGAACGTCGATCCGCAGGCCGGGCACCGGTGAAGTGTCGCGATTGCCCGGCCGTGTTTCAGCCCGGCCCGACCGGCGCCATCTCCATCCGATGCCCTGGCTGCCGGGAGGAGGCCGTCCGCCGGTGGAAGCGTGAGGGATATCGCCGCAGCCCGCTCGCTGTGTCACCCGAGGCAACCCGGCCATGCCGCAGAACAGGGTGCGCCAGCCATGTCCGGCGGAATGGCAAGGTCTACCCGTACTACTGCTCCGACGGCTGCAAGCCGCGCTGTTCCGTAAATCCGTGCGGGGACGCAGCACGGCGGAACGGCTTATGCGGCAGCCATAATTCACAGAAAAAGAGAACCGGCGAGACGAAGCCCTTTACCTACAAGTGGTCCGAGAAGCGGGAAACGTGCCTGTCCTGCAATGAGCCATTCAAGGCGAACGGGTACCGAGAGTTCTGTGACTCTTCCTGCCGGGCGTACTGGTTCGCTCATAACGGTGACCTGCCGCAGCGGGCCTATTGCGTCCACTGCTTCGCCGTATTGCCGGTCGGCAAGATTGAGGGGAAGACGCGCAGGCAGAGATTCGACATTCTCCAGTGTCGCCGCTGCCGCCAGGACCTGAAGAAGTACGGGATCTCCGTCCAGCAACTTGCGGCCCGCGACGGTACCAACTGCCGTCTGTGCAGCGAAGGTGTGGACATGACGCTACGCGCCCCCACCCGAAGTGCCCATCCGTTGACCATAAAGTCCCCCGATCGCGAGGGGGCACAAACGATCCATCCAACCTTCACTTGACGCATCTGCGCTGCAACATCCTCAAGCACGACCAACTCCTTGAGGAATACCTCGCCACCACGTAACCAATAAAGGGCGTTCCTTGTCTCCCGATTCCGAGAGGAGGCAAGGAATGGCCGGTAAGACGTATTCAGCGGGCACGGCGTTCTTGACCGTCGTCCCGTCGATGCTAGGAATTGAGCAAGCGTTCCGCAGTCAGGTCCGTGATATGGCGGCGCAGGCCGACAAAGACCTGGCTGCGAGTGTGGCGAAAGGCCTCGACGACGCCAATCGGCAGGCCAAGGGCAAAGGCGCGAAGGGTGGCCGGGACTACGCGGGGGCGTACGAGGCCGAGGCCAAGAAGGCGCTGACCAAGGCGTGGCAGAAGCTGCCGGAGCCGCAGCCGGATGTTGACCTGCGTAAGTGGGACAAGCGGCTGGCGCAGGTCCGGCAGGACATGAAGGACCTGTCGACGCAGCGCATCGGGATCGACCTTGACCGGGAGACTTTCGACCGGGCGATCGACGATTTCCGTAAGCGGCTGGAGGACCTGCGGAATTCGGCGAGCGGGAAGAACAAGGAGATCGGTTTCTTCAACGCCGAGGAGGCGGCGAAGGAGCTGCGGGATCTTCAGACGTTCACCGATGAGGCAGTCCGGCGTGCCGGTGACGGCGGCGAGTTGGCCGGCTCGGCGTTCGGGCAGCGGATGTCGCAGTCGCTGGCCGCCGCGATCGGGAAGACCCCCGAGATCAAGGTCGGGGCGGACACCTCCGACGCGGAGCGTACCCTCGCCGGTCTGCGGGCCCGCATGGAGGAGCTTCAGTCCAAGCGCATCGGTGTCGACGTCGATGCGGGCGCCGCGTACGCGGAGATCAAGGCGATCAAGGACGCCCTGGACGGGCTTGACCGGCGCACCGTGCGGGCGGACATCCGTACGAACGCGCGGGCGGCGGCCGCCGAGTTGGGGCAGATCACCACGGCGGCGGAGGGCGCAGCGCAGTCGACCGAGGGGATCGGTGGCAGCGCGAACTTCTCGCTGTCGCGGCTGGAGGCGCTGATCCTGCTGGGCGCGTCGCTGGGCACCGTGCTGGTGCCGGCCGCGGCGGCGGCGGCGGGGGCGATCGGCGCGATCGGCACGATGGCGATCGGCGCCGGCACCGGCATCGGCGTGTTCGCGCTGGCCATCTCCGGTGTGTCCGCCGCGGTCAAGGCGCTGAACACCTACTCCAACGCGACCGCGAAGAGCACCAAGTCGTTCGACGACGCGAACCGGTCGGTGGCGTCCAGCACGGACCAGGTCCGCTCGGCCGAGCAGGCGCTGGCCAACACTCGCCGTACGACCTCGCAGGCGGCGGAGGACGCGGCCCGCCGTGTCGCCGATGCTGTGAAGGGGGTGGCTGCCGCCGAGCGGGATGTGTCCGACGCCCGCAGGCAGGCCGCGATCGACGAGACGGAAGCGGCCCGGCAGGTCCGTGCTGCGCAGCGCGATCTCACCGACGCGGAGCAAAACGCCCTTGATGTGCGCAAAGCGCTCACGCAGGCGATCGAGGACGCCAAGAATTCCATGGCTGAGTTGGACGTCCAGCTCAAGCGGAATCAGCAGGACCAGTCGGTCGCGGTCACCGCGCAGATGCAGGCCCTCGAAGCGCTGAACAAACTGCGTACGAACCCGCGTGCGACGGCGATCGAGTTGCGGCAGGCGGAGGACGCCTACAACGAGCAGACCGTGCGGATCGAAGAGTTGAAGGTCAAGCACAAGGAGCTCGCGGACCAGCAGGCGAAGTACGCCAAAGACGGGGTCGAGGCCGACGACCAGGTCATTGCGGCGCGTAAGCGGATCGCCGACGCGGACCGGGCCGTGGGCACCGCGCGGGAGAAGTTGGCCCGCGAGGAAGAGCAGCAGCGGCAGACGGAGTACCGGTCGCAGCAGCGGATCGCCGACGCTCAAGATCGGGTCGCTAAGGCGCAGGCGCAGGTCGCTGATGCTCGCCGGGCGCAGGCGCGGCAGGCGCAGGATGCGCAGTACCAACTCGCTCAGGCGTCGCAGGCGGTCACGGCTGCTCAGCGGGCGCAGGCGGCGGCGTGGGACAAGACCGCGACCGCGGGCGGGTCGGCGCTGGACACGCTGAACGCGAAGATGGCCCAGTTGTCGCCGGCGCAGCAGCACTTCGCGCGGTTCATTTTCGGGTTGAAGGACGAGTTGGGCCAGTTGCAGGCGGCCGCGGCGGAGCCGCTGCTGCCCCAGCTGGAGACGGCGATCTCCGTGCTGCTGAAGTACCTGCCCAGCGTCGAATCGTTCATCTCCAAGGTCGCCACCACGCTGGGCAACATCGCGGTCGAGGCGGTGAACGCCTTCGGGAATCCGGTGTGGCAGCGGTTCTTCGGCTACGTCGACAAGACCGCGGCGCCGGCGTTGCAGAACATGTACGACATCGGTCAGAACCTCGCGCAGGGCCTGATCAATATCTTCCTGGCATTGACGCCGTTCAATCAGCCGGTGGGGAATGGGCTGGTCAAGCTGTCCCAGGACTTCGCCGTCTGGGCGGAGAAGCTCGACAAGACGCAGGGCTACCGGGACTTCCTTGCCTACGTGCAGGAGAACGGCCCCCGGGTCGTGC